AAGGCGATCCCGAGACGGTGCTCGAAGGCCGGCTGAAGGTCGGCGCGCTCACGCTCAACGAGATGCGCGACGCGCTTGGCCTCGACCCCTTCGACAACGCCGCCGCCGACCGCCCGATGGTGCTCACCGCTACGGGCTTTGTGCCGATCGAGGCCAATGCGGGTGGCGAGGGGGCGAAGACGGAAGCAGGAAGTGTGGCTGCGAATAGGCAAACAACGACTCCAGATAAGCCGTCGGCGAAGCTCGCGCTCGTGAAAGCGGGAACGGACGATCCCCAGCATCCTGGCTGGCCGGCCGGCAGCCCCGGCGGGCTCGGCGGAAAGTTTCGGCCCAAGAATGATGACGGAGCGGCCGAAGCGCAGAGCGGATCATCGGCAGATTCTGCTGAACGAGCAGGTCGTACGTCGGAGACTCGAGCGCGGTATGCCGCGCTGGAAACAGGCACGCGTACGGACACGTCAATTGGAATGGACGATGTCGCAGCCGGAGCGTCTCCGCGCGGCAATACCAGCACTGGTAGCTCTCAAGATCAATATGCGGCAATAACGGTCGAACGTTATGATCGAACTGGCGATCAGTTGATTGATAGAACAACAGACATTCTATTTCAGACATTGCTTCGCTATGCCGATCTTGTGGACCGAGCTCAAGTTCTCTTGGGCAAGGCAGGACCCGCACTATACGGAACGCTGGTTCACGTCGGATTTGCAATCGACGTGAAAGCGCAGAACCTTCCTGGCATAGGTCAGGACGGGGTTGAGCAAAGCTTCAATGCCGAAGACGTTGTAAAATATGGAGCGAACGGAAGTATCAGAACGGATGTGATTATGAAGGATGCGAGTGGGCAAGTTATTGCCATCTGGGACGTGAAGACAGGTAATGCTGAGCTGACTGACGATAGAAGACAGGAAATTCGGGAAGAAATAGGTGTCCCTAAAAATATTCCGGTGATAGAATTGCATGTTAGTCGTGGCGTCACGCACTGGCAAGATTGAGAGGGGTTTGGAACTCCGTCGGATTCGCGGCAATGCATGCGGCTTAAGGAAATCGAACGTACGAGGTTGCATATGGCAATGGAACTATTTGTTCTCTCTGACACGCAGTTAAATTCGATGGATGAGTGGCAAGCTGCGATCGACCGTGAAAGATTTCCGTTGCGGCTGAACAATGAGACGCCAATAAGCGCGCTTAAGGGCTTTTTGCCCGCATCGTTGCGCGGAAATGCAACGGGGTTCGAATGTGGCCATTCGCCGGGCGAAGTATTCGTGCGGGGACGGCCTCGCGCAAGCTTCGACCGTGCGTGGAGGTATGTGTTGACATTTCGATGGGGCGGCGACTTCCGCGAGTTAGAGTCAGCATGGATGGCGGCCACTGCGTACGCGAAAGCGACCGACGGTGTTATTTTCGATGACGAAGAGGGAAAGACCCACACGGTTGCAGAGGCGCGCGAGATCGTACAGGACATAGAGCGTAGTATGCCAAAAGTTGAAGAACTTTTGCGCGACATAAGGAGAGTTTGAAGCAGAAAATCTTGAGAGCAATATAACTTAGTTGATGGGACGGCCCTTAATTTGGTAGTCGAAGTATCTGCGACGGCTCAAGTTCGGGACATATCAACGGAAATTAGGCCGAATTTTCGCTAACTACTTTTGTAGCGGATATCAGCAGTTGACTACTGCTCCCGCGCGACATCGTCTACCGACCGCGCAACGTGCGCGCCCACCGGGTCTACGGCTATTCGCCGGTGCAGCAGGTGCTGATGACCGTCAACATCGCCCTGCGCCGCCAGCTCTGGCAGCTCGATTATTTCACCGAGGGCTCGATCCCCGACGCGCTGATCGGCGTGCCGCAGGGCTGGACGCCGGACCAGATCAAGCAGTTCCAGGATTATTGGGACACCGAGTTCGCCGGCGACCTGGCCAAGCGCCGGCGGGCAAAATTCGTGCCCGGCGAGACCGCGGCAAAGGTCGTGCAGACCAAAGAGCCGCAGCACAAGGACGATTTCGACGAGTGGCTCGCCCGCATCATCTGCTTTGCCTTCTCGGTGCCGCCGCAATGGGCCACCAAGGCGATGAACCGCGCCACCGCGGAGAATCAATCGGCCCAGGCCGAAGAAGAGGGTCTCGAGCCGACCAAGGAGTGGGTCAAGGATTTGATCGACGAGATCGTGGCGGAGGAATTTTCCTCGCCCGATCTCGAGCTGCATTGGCTCGACGAGGACGAAGGCGATCCCGAGACGGTGCTGGAAGGCCGGCTGAAAGTCGGCGCGCTCACGCTCAACGAGATGCGCGACGCCCTCGGCCTCGACCCCTTCGACAACGCCGCCGCCGACCGCCCGATGGTGCTCACCGCCACGGGCTTTGTGCCGATCGAGGCGAATGCAGGCGGGGAGGGGGTGGCAACTAGTGCGAATGACCGAAGAGCGCCGACGGTGGAGAAAGTCCGCTCCGAACCGACTGCCATGTTTGTGGATCGACCCGACCTCAACGAGCTTTCGCCGTTACTGCGCAAGTACGGCTACGATCCGAAAGAGCCGAGGATACCGAAATACCGCACGGGGGGAGGCGAGTGGACGAATCTCGCAGCTTCCGATGATCCGAATGAGGCGTCGGATGTACCGCAATATCAAGAGCATGCTGACGGACACCATTGGGTTCCGGATGCGGTACTTAAGAAGTTCAAATTTCGGCCAGACACCAGAAAGGTCTTGGAAAACGCTTCGTCTGGCGCGCTGGCGGACCCGACTGTAAATTATTTTACACGCGAGCATAGAGGCTATAATGATGCCGTAGAAAAAGATATAAGAAAGTTTCTATCGGAAATTGGGTCGACGGATGAGCAAATGACGCCAGAACAGGCGGAAGTTCTTTACAGAAGAATTCGCGGCTCGAACGATCCGATCATAGGTGGTTTGAATCGCAAAATAATCCGGCAACGGCTAAGGTACATAGAATATTTCTATCTGCGCGGCGGCAGAGGTGAGGAGTGAAATGACTGGACTAGAAGCAGAAAGGCGGCGCTACCGCGAGCAGGCTGGCATATTTAGACAACTTTACGAACGCGTCGAGAATCTCCTGCAGCGTTTTGGGCGGCCTGACTACATGCCCGACCAGACATACGGCGACTTTACGGTGCATGGTGATTATAGTGGGTCTCCGCAGGTTGTGGTATTTATTAACAACATTGAAATGTTGCGGCCGGACGTTGTTGGCGAACTTCAAGAGCTCATCAAAGGCTACCCAGGCTGGCAGATTGAGGTCACGGTCGCTGTTCGTGGCCATGATCAGGATTGGCCGGATATGGGGCTATACATACGGCCGCATGAAATTATTGATGCCTTGCAGCGGCAATATTTGCCAGAAGAGTTTCGGAACGTTGAGTATAAAGGTGCCAGGCACGGGACGGCGTACGACTGACTGATTGGGGCCTAAGAACAATGTCGATGGAGCTCCGCTTATTCTCGGACCGACGGTTGGACTCTATTTCTGAATGGCAGCGTGCGATAGACGCCGAAGATTTTCCACTGCGCCTGTCAGATGAAACACCCCTCGATAAGGTCAACGGCTTCCTGCCATCCTACCTGCACGACAGACTAACTGGCTTTGAGTGTAATCATTGGAACGCAAATGAGGTAATGGCAGAGAATGCTGATATCGATTTCGGCCATGACTGGAAATACGTTCTTGCGTTCCGATGGCTTGGCAGCAAGCAGGACGAAGCGATCGCTGCGTGGATGGCGGCGACTGCGTACGCTCGTGTTACGGATGGTGTCGTATTCGACAACCAGGAGGGAAAGCTCCGTACCGCCCCACAGGCGCTAGAGGTTGTCCGTGACCTTGAATCGGATGATCAGCATATTATCGATCAGGTCAGGGAAGCTTTGCGCCAACGTAGATTGAAACCATAGGTACTCTGGCAAGAGTAGCCCGGATAGAGTGGACCGTTATCTGTGAGTCGCGTCGCGCCCATTGAACGTTTCCGCATTTCGTAACGCTCAATGCGAGTTACGTGCTTGACTCAATGTGGCCTATCTATTGCCGTCGCCGAGTTGAAAGCGCGGAGGATTCAGCTGTACGTAGCCGTCAAACGGCGTGTCTGCGCTCCAGGCATCCTCTACATTTGAAGGAAGATTTACGAATGCTCCGTTCCCATCGCAAAGCGGCGTTTCCTCCCGGTCGATCTTCCCGGCCAATCGCACATAGACGCAATGGCCGGCATGCCAAAACAGGTAGTCGCATTGCGCAGCCGGAGTGATGGGCTTGGCGGTCGGCGTGGTGTTGAAGTGCCAAGCCGTCTTAAGACTGTCGCAGTGGCGGCTATCTGGTGCTTGGGCGATTAAATGCGCTTGCATCCGCGCCTGCTCCTGCGCCGCTCTCTGCTGGGTCGCTTCCGCTCTGGCCTGCTGGCAGGCGCTGTCGCAGCTTGTTGCCAAATCATATGCGATGAGCAGCAATAGGAACGCCCCTGTGCCGAGCATGGCTGCACGGACATAACCCTCGACCAATGAGGCGCAAAACAAAATGCCCAGTCCCGCGAGAAGCGCGAGTATGAGCTTGGTACCGAAGCCGAAGTAAATCGCTACAATTCCGACGATGACAATAAAGCCGATTGCAGCGCCAAATTGGACGTCCCTCGAATTGACCGGCATTTCATCCCCCGTGATCAATGCCCGTAAGTTCGAAACTTAATCTAACCGAATAGCACGGTCCAGCGGCCATCACGCGCTGGAGCGCGCGCTGCTCGAGGACATGTTCGTCATCGACGCGGCGACGCTGTATTGCCAGCGCACGCGCTCGGGCCAGCTTTGCGCGCTGCAGCAGCTCGACGGCGCGACCATCAAGCGCGTGATCGACGATTGGGGCCGCACGCCGCAGCCCTTTGCCGCGGCCGACGGCACGACGATCTGTCCGCCAGCCTATCAGCAGGTGCTCAAAGGCCTGCCGGCGGTCAACTATTCGGCGCGCGACATCGTCTATCGGCCGCGCAACGTGCGCGCCCACCGGGTCTACGGTTTCTCGCCGGTGCAGCAGGTGCTGATGACGGTCAATATCGGGCTGCGCCGCCAGCTCTGGCAGCTCGATTATTTCACCGAAGGCTCGATCCCCGACGCGCTGATCGGCGTGCCGCAGGGCTGGACGCCGGACCAGATAAAACAGTTCCAGGATTATTGGGACACCGAATTCGCCGGCGATCTCGCCAAACGCCGGCGGGCAAAATTCGTGCCCGGCGAGACCGCGGCCAAAGTGGTCCAGACCAAAGAGCCGCAGCACAAGGACGATTTCGACGAGTGGCTCGCCCGCATCATCTGCTTTGCGTTTTCGGTGCCGCCGCAATGGGCCACCAAGGCGATGAACCGCGCCACCGCGGAGAATCAATCGGCCCAGGCCGAGGAAGAGGGTCTCGAGCCGACCAAGGAATGGGTCAAGGATTTGATCGACGAGATCGTGGCGGAGGAATTTGCCTCGCCCGATCTCGAGCTGCATTGGCTCGACGAGGACGAAGGCGATCCCGAGACGGTGCTCGAAGGCCGGCTGAAGGTCGGCGCGCTCACGCTCAACGAGATGCGCGACGCGCTTGGCCTCGACCCCTTCGACAACGCCGCCGCCGACCGCCCGATGGTGCTCACGGCGACGGGCTTTGTGCCGATCGAGGCCAATGCGGGACAACGGGAGACAGGTGCGAACGGGCAGGGCACGACCGCGCAAATCGTTGCGCCGGTGACAACACTTCCACAACGAGATCAGGCAAATGAAACCTCCGCTGCCGCGCACCTTGAGCGCCGTGCCACAGACATTGCACACGCGGCTCGAGATTGCCAAAGCGATCCGCACGCTCGGCGGGCCGGACGAGGACGAACTGCTGCGGCTGCGCCGCGCGGAGATCGCCGCGATCCGCCGCGATTTGGACGCGCTTTCCCGCAACCTACACAAAGCCTTCGAGGCGGCCGCAACGCTGGCGAAAGCGGAGTTGCGGGCGGCGCTGAAAAAATACAGCGCCGATCAACCGCGCGTGCCCGCCGGCAATCCGGATGGCGGGCAGTGGACGAATGGCGATGGTGGAGGCGGATCGCCATCAAGCTCTTCCGATGCCACAGCCTATGGGACGGTAAACCCAACGCGATATGCCGCGCGTGATACCGGCACGCGAACGGACGAGACGCCGGGTGCACCATCGAACTCGCATGCACCTGACGATTCGGCGGAACCCAAAACCCAGTTGGCGGCCAATGATTCATCGCAACAAAAGCCCATCGACTTGCGCGACGAAGAAGCGCCTATCGGTAAAGGACATGCAATCAGCGAGCATGTCGGAAAATCTGATGTGGAACTATTGGCGCAAATGATTGGCAAGACTTGGCGCTCTGCCGGTGTGTACGATCGGCGCGAGGGATCATTTGACTCAATTGAAAGTGCTAACTATCTGGTCAATAGCGCACTCGACGCGCCAAAAAATGTCGCCGAGGTCGCTGCTGTAGCGAGTGGAATTGTGAGGAATCAGTGGCTTATCACGCTCGATATTCCCGGGTCTGTGACTGGACGTGAGCTGTATCGGTCCAGCCCCGATACCGAGCCTTATATGCGAGTGACCGATGGAGTTGGCGTAGTGATACAATATGACCCAACCAGGCCCCGCGGGTACAGAATTGTTACAGCATATCCTCGCACTGGTCCCGTGGAGCAGAAGTAACCTCGCGAAATCGATAAACTGCTGCAGCCAACTCGTTGACCGGTGATAGCGATGACAAATTTGAAAATGGTCCTCTATACCGAGACCGACGGAGTCGAAACGAGATTCACGTGGCCCAATGAGCAGGTGTATCAAGAGGTAAAAAGATTCCTGGACGGTATTGGTGTTCACCTTCATCCTATTACGTCCCCGGTGGGAGAATTTGGCTATATCGAGACCGAGGAGCAGTACGATGCCCTGTGCGACTTCACGCGAAAGCTGAAAGCGAAGGGGCAGCTATAGGTCGATTGGTCGCCATGCACATCATTGAGCTCGATGCAACGAAGTGGAAGAAGGTGAGCGATTTCTACGAGGCTCTCCTTGTCTCCATTGGCGCGCCAAAGGGGCACGGGCGAAACCCGGACGCCCTGATTGATTCCATGATTTGGGGCGGAATCAATGCTGTGGAGCCGCCGTATACGGTCCGAATCTCTGGCCTTTCAGCGGCGCCGAAAGAGGTTCATGACCATGTCGAATTGGTAATGGGTATGCTCGTGGAAGGACGCATTTATCGAAAACGGCACAACGGCGATGACGTTGAAGTCTCGATTGTGAATGCGCCTGCGAACGATGGCAGCATGTCTGATGATCAAGTGGCCAAGATTCGCGATGCGGTTGAGGCAGTGCAATACGAAGGACCTGACCCCAAACTCCGCTCGATAGCCGATAATCTTCGGCGACAATTGAAACCGGGGCGCTCTCGAGAACGATGAGGTAGCGATCGCGGAGAGATCGAGAGCACCTACGTTCGCGATTATCGTCACTATACGAGTATCGCGACCGGCATCTTTATGGCGGCGGCGGGCGTGAGCAGGGATGATTATCTCGCAATCGCGGATGCCTACGCCAGTGCGCTGTCTACTTTTAGCTCAGACGAACCGAGGGACGAAGTCTACTCACACTTGTCCAAACGGGATGTCGAAGATAATCTAAAGGGCTACGATCTCTATGAGTCCGGACGAATTCGGCAAAGTAGGCAATAAGTCCGATATGCAAGCCGCGAGCGACGATCAGATCATCGCGATCAAGGATCGGTTCCTCTATTGGCCGGCTGTACTGGCTGTCTTTTGGTCCTGGCTTTTCATCACGTACGACCGCGCAGGACCAGGCTTGGACTTTGCACCACTCGAAATCCTTCTGTGTTGGCTGATATCGGCGGGCGCCGGCGTCATCGCCTGCATTTCGGCGATAAGCGAGCGGGCTTGGCGGCGGCTGCTATCAGCCATGGTTCTGCCGCTGAGTGTTCTCGTCGTGGTATTTGTCTGGTGGCGCTGAACGGTACATCGCGGCCTAACAAGCCGAAAGCGTAGCCGGCGTCACCTGCGCTCTTTTCCCCTCGTTTTCAACTGAATCTAGAACGGTCACCTAACCGGAGCGCACCGCGCGCCGGCCAAACCAACACGCATGCGCCGCGATAACGCAACAAGGAGTACGCAATGGACAACATGAACATCTTCGTTCCCATTACCAAGATCGATGCGGCGCAGCGCCTGGTCTACGGCGTCGTCACCGCGGAGCGGCCGGATATCTCCGGCGAAGTCTGCGACTATGCCTCGACCAAGCCGCTTTATCAGAAATGGTCGCGCAATTTCGCGTCCGTCACCGATGGCAAGAGCCTCGGCAACCTGCGCGCCATGCATTCCAATGTGGCCGCCGGCAAGCTCGTCGAGATCGCCTTCAATGACGAGCACAAGCGCATCGAGATCTGCGGCAAGGTGGTCGACGACGCCGAGTGGGATAAAGTCGAGCAGGGCGTCTATACCGGCTTCTCGCAAGGCGGGCGCTATCTGAAGCGCTGGCCGGATCCCGACGAGCCGGCGCTGACGCGCTACACCGCCGAGCCCATGGAGGTGTCGCTGGTCGATCACCCGTGCCTTCCCGAAGCGACCTTTGCGGTGATCAAGGCCGACGGCTCGACCGAGCTGCGCAAGTTCAAGGATAATCCCGTTTCCGCGGCGCTGGCGGAGGCGCTCGCCAAGATCGGCGCGCGCCACTCCAAGGCCGACAAGGAGCGCATCAAGCAAACCCACGATCTCCTGGTCGGGCTCGATCCCGACTGTTGCGCCGCGGCCGGGCCGGTCGCCGGCGCAAAAGTCGAGTCGCGGCCGAAATTTTCGCCGCAGGCCGGCGAGGGCGCGGTGGAGGCCGCGGACGGTGACGATACGGCCAAGCTCGCAAAAGTCTTCGATCGCTCCTTGGCCAAGGCGATGCAGGCCGTGACCTCGCACGTGGACGAGCTGGCCGCGCGCGTGAAGAAAATCGAGGCGCAGCCGTTGCCGCTCGGCACCACCTCGGTGCGCGTTGCCGAGAAGAGCGAGGACTCGATCTTTCCAAAACCGGAAGCGCTGCTCGATCAACCGGGCGCGCTCGAAGCGCTCGCGGAAGCCGCGATCCGCAAGGCGCAATCGCAGCCGATGCGCGCCATTCCGGGTTTTCGCCCGCGTCGAGACTAAACCCTCCCCTGCAGGGGGAGGGTGGCCGCGAAGCGGCC